ACCCATTTATCTTCTACAATAGGCACTAAGATAGCAATATCAGCATTGGCCGCTGTATATCCATGTTCCCGGCCAATGATACCAAGTGTCTTCGCACCAATCTCTTTTGCATAAAAGATAGCATCCATAATATTGGGGCTTGACGATAATGTCCCGCCACCAACAGATAGAACTAGCAACACATCATTATCATTCAGTTTGCTGGTAATAAGCCATTCTCTGAATATCGTGGCCCATCCCTCATCATTGGTGCGGGCAGTTAGTTCTGCTACATTATCAGTTGGAGCATACGCCTCAATACCACAGAGTTTTCTGAAATCATTCACCGCATGACTGGCATTAGCCGCACTCCCGCCAACACCAAGAATGAATAAACGCCCCTTTATTTGAGACAATATTTCTGCAAATCGCTCTACTTTGTCCCTATCAAGAATATCGCATACTTTCTTTACTGTCTGTATGAACTCTGAGCTATGCTGCATAAAATCTCCTGATGCAATCCACCGTGTAGACCAATTCCTCCTGCTTCATGTGCTCATGCATGGCAATGCTTAATTTAGTGGCAGCATGTCTATCAGAAACAGGAAAATCGCCTAATTTATGGCCAAAAGGTTTATTCAAATAACAAGGCATAGGATAATGAACAAGACTCTCAATCCCATTCTCTTTCAAGAAAGATTGCAAACCGTCTCTGTCTTTATAGAAATTCTCGTACTGTGTATAAGTGAACTTTCTATCTGAGAATCTCTGAGATAAAGTGATTTGTGGTATTTTGGATAATTCGGAATCCAAAAATGCAGCATTAGCAATTCTGCTATCAGTAATAAAATCTATCTGGTCTAGGACATACTTATTCACCACCGCCTGCACCGTGTCTAATCTTGAGTTGCATCCAGTTATAGATATTGTATTTCTACCAACCAGCCCGTGATTACGATAGAGTTTCAACCACTCAGCATATTCATCACTATCCGTTACGATAACACCACCATCTCCCCATCCAGATACATTCTTGAGCGGATGTAAGGAAAAGGCCCCTAATTGACCGAATGTTCCAGCCTTCTTTCCGCGGAACTCAGACATAATTCCTTGAGCCGCATCTTCAATAACAAATAAATCATTCTTAGTAGCAATGCTGCAAATTGCTTCCATATCCGGCATGCGGCCAGACCACGCAACAGGCATTAATACTTTTGTCTTTGGCGTTATAGCATCTTCAATCTTTGTGGCATCAATACAGAGATTATCGTCCACATCTACGAATATAGGAATAGCCCCGACTTCACAAACCGCACCAGCGGTCGCAATAAAAGTACTCGCAGGCACAATAACCTCATCTCCAGGCTTAACGCCAACAGCCAGAAGGCTAAGTTTCAATGCGTCGGTCCCATTACCTACACCTATTGCGTGTTTAGCGCCGACTTTAGCAGCCCACGCACTCTCAAATTCACCTACTTCTGTGCCAAGCGTAAAATCACCACGCGCTACGACATCATCCAAGCGGCTGAATATTTCCTTACGAACCTCAGGGGGGAACTTCTGAGCCAAATACGACCATTTAATTTGCATTTTGCGCTCCATAATAATTATCCGCTAAATATTCTACAGGAGATTGCAACACCGGCACATAACCAGCATGAATCTTTCCCTTGCGTATTTCAATAGGAGCACGACTGCCAACGAACCGTAAATCGCACGATATCCGCGTCACATCACCTTCGTTGACTTCCTGCCCATGAAATAACGCAGGACTAAATATAGCTGCCTGCCCAACCTTAATACACATCGGAGTGGTTTCCATTCCCTCCGGTACAGCAAGTGGCTTTGGCATGTACGGACGCCCAATCTGATTCTCAATCGAACCTTTCTCCACATGGCCATTATCAGCCGTAATGCGTGTAAAGGCGCTCTCCGGCATAAGATGCGAACCACTGATAACTCTAAGTGCGGATTTTTCGTCTAAATCAACGAATGGGATATGCACAGCCAATTCATAGGGTGTCTGGCCATACTGCGTATCCTTATGAAACCCAATATTGTCCTTTGGCTTGTGAGGGCGGGCAATACGAAAATATGGATTATATTGCACCATCACATCTAAGCCAATCAAATACGAAACGAATGGCATAAGCCACTTTGCATATTTTAGGCTATATTCATCCTTCCAGAATTCTTTCGACGCCTGGATATGGACTTCCTTCACACCATCATCCGTAAGACTCCATCTATGTATCTGCCCCAGAGGATTTTGCTCTCCCTTCAATTCAGGGACATCTACAATAACCCATCCATCTTTCAGAAATTTATTAATATCCATTATAGGAACCTTAGGTTGGGATGCTTTGCTTTTATTGCAGGAAGTTGCCAATCTGGGAATGGGGCTACTACTGGAATATGTTTATCAATGATAGCAACAACAGATTTTCCATTGAATTCTCCCCATCGTTTAGAATCATCATCAATATAACAAATTACCTTATCACAAAGAATACTCCCGGCCCAAGCCGCTGCTGGGCCAGTACCATAAACAGCAACAGGTGTGTTTATGGTGTCAAGGTGTTTTTTGTAATTGAGAATCCAGTCTATTGATTCTTTCGAGTTTGCCGCAATCATAGAACTTTTTAATTGTTTCCCTATCTTAGCCAAAACAGTTATTTCTTTAGTTATTACAAAATTATTAATGTGAATAATTCCAAATCCAGATTTATTTAATAATAATTTCAATGACTTCATGGTAAAATGCCAGATATGGTCTGCAAGTATCAAATCAAACGGCCACATCGTCGCGTAAGGAACCTGAATAAGAAGATGTCCATTATCCGTTAGAATAGACTTAATATAACCCAACATCTCATGAATATCTTCCACATGCTCAAAGACATGGAAGAGGGTCACAAGGTCATATTTAAAATCAGCATGCGGTTTCACATCCCAAAGTTTTGAATACGGATCATAACCATAAACATCAGCGTTGTGGTACTGAATCTGTAATTCAGTAACACCATCGCCTTGACCACAGCCTAAATCTAACACCATCTCAGGCGAAGGAATTTTGTCTTTCACAAACTCAATTATCTTGCGTGTCCTACCTTCTGGCTCAGGATAACTTTTATAATCATCATAGATACTACGGAAATCCGCACCAGGTAATACCGCCCGCCTCATAACACCGCAACCACCGCATATTCTCACTGAGCGCCCAACACCCCACGGCCTGCAATCCGATGTCACGCTCGGTAGTGCAAATAGATCATCTACCGGCTCAGACATTGCGGAATTGCAAATAGGGCAGTTCATTTTTTCCTCAGCATCAGAAGACCGTTGCCAATTGGGAGAATCACCTTATCATAATCAGTGAGGCCAGCCACGTAGTCCAACATTTTGCGAACGCCAATGCCTTTTTCGGAAACTGGATTATCATTTAACGTATCTCCTTGAAAAAATACATCATCTACAAGAATCATACCGTTCGGAGCCAATTGGGGAAGGGATAATTCTAAGAGTTCTTTATACGATTCCTTGGCGCAGTCTATGAATACTAAGTCGAACTTCGGAATATCCAATTTTTCCAAAATCTCCTTCGCATCGCCCAGAAGAGGGTGAATCCTATCAGTTAAACCATCATTAAAGCCATTCGCTACAAAGTTCTCTTTAGCCATCCCAAAGAACTCTTCGCCCTTCTCTATGGTGATGACATGTACACCAGAGACAGCCATATACATAGCAGAGACACCTATGTACGTTCCAAGCTCCAAAGCGTTTTTATAACCATGCGAACGAATTAGAAATTGAATAAACCGCAGAGTATTTAAATCAGACCCCATGACAGCATAGGTCATACCATCCTTAGTCTTAATATTTAAGTCTAATGGTTTCTCAACCTGCAAAACGCGCTCTAAATCACCGTAGAAATCTGTCCCATTATACATCTTGGAAAAATACGGCTGCGACGGTAAAAGCCTATCCTTGTTTTGGATAGTTGCCATTTCCTCATCGTCCCACACTGCATTCTGCGTCATACATTGAGTTCCACTTCGACCAATGGATATAAACGCCAGAGACTGCCAAACCCAGCAGCATTTCTAACATAGGCAACATCTATGCCGCGCTTCTCCAACAGCGCCGCTGTGAATTTCTTCCACATCGCCAATACTTCTGGCGACTGTAATCCCTCATCTATATAAATATAGCTATTCGGAGCCAGCGCATCGAAGATCCACTCAAGAACTGTCTTATAACTAGATGGAATATTACAATCTATGGACGCGAAACCAATTTGTCTCTGTGCGGAATTACGATGCTCTGGCGGCAAGTGAAGCGCCGTGTCAGAGTAATCAATACTCATAACTTTATCAGAACGCCATATATCCTTACGTTCTTGAGTCAGCGTATTCTTAAACAGACCTTGCACAAGATTACACTTGTCAAGATATAGGCCATGACTGTCCAGTAAACTCTGGTGCCACGCCAATCTATCTCCGTGCTTCGTATAAGGCTCAAAATAAGCAGCATTTTCGCCCACATCCTCTTCCAACTTGCCAAATACGTCAAACGCATAGAATCTGACATCATCATACATCCGTGTCATACCACAGATATTATATGCAGTAAGGAAGTCTCTAAACGTGTTGAGATCTCCTGACCCGAACTCCATGAAATCTCCCCCATACCACGAAGAAGCAGCGGATAGCATGACCTCACCTTTCTGACTGTGGTGTAGGAATACCTCTGTGTCCTGTCTATCCTGATCTGACCAATACTGACTAGATTCAAGCGGACCGTTTGTCTTGAAAAGCTGCGCCATCTTATTCATCATTTTTCTCCACTGGTAATGCCACATCGTCTAGACATTTTTTTGTTAAATACTCAGTAAGCGATACGCAACCAGCGGACTTCGCCCTACGTTTCAACTCACGTTTTTGTTCGTGAGTTGCTCTCATATATATTCTTGCCTTCTTTTTCATAATGCGGTAATGTACGCACCAATGTACGCCACGTCAACAATAAAATAATAGGGACTAAAAATGACATTCGATTCATCCTCTCCAGATTACAGAGTATTCAATGATGTTATCCAAATGCGTCAGAATTTTCTCGGTATGAAAGATTGGGGACACCCGCGATACAGTATTTATGATTACCCTCAGCGTCTATGTCTACTAAGCGACATGAACCGTGTCTATATTCTCCGCGAGATAGGGAACATGCAAAAGTTTATAGATATAGAAAACGAAATAAACAAAATGCCGGGGAAAGAAGCATCGCCGCAAGACCAGTGCATATTAGATATGACTAATTGGACGCAAGATACAATAAATGAGATGAAGACTTTTAGAACCGCCTCTATGAAGCAGAAAGTCATTATCACATTACTAGTCTACGGCGAAGATTACACGAAGAAATGCATGGATATCATGCTCAAGTCTCTTATGACGGAGGGGAATCTCCCAACATTATGCAGAGAAAAACTGGTAATTTTTCATGTGCAGACGGACAATAAAGAGCGCTTTGAATCGGCTCCTATTATACAAAAAATAAAAGATTTAGGCGGTCAGTTTGAATATGCTATTATTCCACCTGCGCTTATCTCCCAGATAGATGTAACTTCTGTTTATTGGCTAATTGGCGCTGCCGCAACCATAGGCATAGAATATGCACGAAAGAATAATGCGGCCTATCACCATTGCTACCCTGATATTGTTTACAGCAATAATTTCTTTAAAGAACTGCTGCGGCTCACTAAAATTGCGCCATCTATCCTTGCTCCTGCCCACAGGGGAGACGAGATGGTTCTTCTACCATCATTAAAACCCTACGAGAATGATGAGTGTATCTCGGTCCCCTCACCAGATCTAGTGGCACTAGGTCTTAACGCTATTCATATGTGTCATTGGCCAACAATAGTGAACAATCGCCCAGGCAACTGGGTCTATCCGCAAACGCATTCACTTATATGGGAGACACACGAACTTGTTCACTTTAACTGTCCTCACCTGAATGCATTCTGGTTATCAGCCGAAGTAATCTCAAAATGTCCTAAGCGTTTTTATATAAGTTTAGATAGCGAGTTGGATTTTTTATGCGAAGACGAGAACTACTATATTCCGCAAGAAAATGATGACCTATATCTTGTAGAGTTTAGTAACCAAGGGAAGCAAAAGGTCGAAGATCAACATCTGGACGCAATTAATTTTGCTCTGTACTTCTGGCGACTATCAACCAACAGGGATAACTTTAAGTTTTTCATACGTGGGATGAAACTAAGAATAAACAGGCAAGTGCGTCCCAGCCGTCCTAATACTATGGATGAAGTATCGTGTATGAATGAGAAAGTCTTTTTGATAAATACGGTGCAATCTAAAGATCCTGGTGTTGGCACAAGCCTTACAAGACCGCGCACACATCTCAATAAGATATACGGTATAACTCCAGTTCCTAGAGCTTAGCGGAGTTTCCGCCGGTACCCAAGATAGCCGATAGTGCGTCTTGGCCACTACCAACAGGAGTCTGCGAGAGCGTATTTGCTGCTGATGCCCCCTTATTGGCAACATCAGCAGTATGCGCCATCATAGCGGCCTGCTGTTGTTGTTGCTGGTCCTGCGCTCTCTTCTGACGGATAGCGGCCACTACTTTGGGACCTTTTAATATTTTCTGTTTATTACCTAGCAAGTCCGAATATTCCTGAATGGTTTCATCGAAGTCAGGTATATCCAAAACTTCTGGGTGAATCTGGCCAAGTTCTCCAACCATCCTCATAAGCGCTTCAATGCCACCTGTGGAGGCAGACTTCTGAGCCAACGCCAATATGGAAACAAATTGAATATCAAGCGGCACACCCTGCATGGATTTTGGCGGTGCCGATATCATACCCTTGCGTTTAAGGATGCCAAAAATACGCTTTAGCTTCGGCTGTAATGATTCGCTCAAAAGATTCTCGATCACCGGCCCAATCACCTGCATTTTTTCTGTCAGTTTAGCTTGGATCTCAGTTGCCGTTTTCTCATTCTTAGGACCTTCAGCTATCATAAGGAAAAGGTCATTAAATAACCCAACCTTAATTCTTTGCTGAATCATTGCGATATCCTGCGATATATCGCTGACATCAAACTTTTGTTCGTAAATTGAGCGAATGCCCTTACCGGCGCTTACATCGCTATTAAGAATTGTAAGGTGGCCAGGCAATTGAGAAGTGGGTTTATTGAGTAACTCAGGACCACCAATCAGAGGAGGGTTAACAGTCTTTTCTATGCCTTGTGCCTTACGGAAAGTCTCGACCTGCAACTGCCGTACATCCGGCAAGATATCCATCCCAGGAGAACGGCCATAAGCATCATTACTTTGTGTGGACCAGCGAGAGGCAGTAAACGGGCAATCCATAAAACCACGCATAGCCAACGGATAAGGAGTGCCTGTCCCATATAGCCAATATACTTCGCGCCAAGTAAAATCGCCCTCAACTTTTCCTATGGTTGTACCAGCAATAGGGAAATTTGGCTCGATAGAATGGGCAATCAGGCGTTCCGTTGTTATCGCGCCACCCTTCTCTTTCCATAACTTCTGAATATCGGCGGGGCAATTATCAAGCCCGAAGAAGTCTACTATCTGGGCGATAGTCATCACGAAAGCACGATTGAGAACATCAACACGCATAGTTGCGCCGGAGCCAAGATAATATTCGCCCACACAAGGAGAGTAACAACGAATTAAATCTTTTGCATCTTCATATATAATATTTACCGCAGTGCCATAAATTACGATATCCTCGCATTCCTGCGCGAAACTATTATAGAAATTACTGCGGGCAAGGACTGTGTAGACCACATCTTCAATAGTATCCAGCCATTGCCTTGCCTCATCATCGATGGCGATACCACGCATAGCAGGAACTATCTTAAACCAAGGACGGCTTGGGGATGCTAATCCGCTCATTAACCCACCCGCGCATATGCGAGTGGCGAATGTCGCTGTTGGGTCCAGAATAGCTTGATTAATTTCTAGCCCGCGTGTCATGCTGTTTGGGCTAGGCAAACCACCTGCCGACTGTGTAAGCCATATAGACCGGCGCGGGAGAATAAATTTTGCTAAGTCTGAATAATTAGCTATCCACCATGTATCCCGCCATGTACGGAGCATGGATAAGCGTCCCTCAAGATGACCTCTGAGTTTCGCCCAATCTAATTTATTTATAGGGACATCTGGCTTCTTAGATGTTTCATTAGGTTGTTTTGCCTGTGTTTCAGCTGAAGCAGTTTCATAAAAACTATATGTGCTTCTATCTTTAGGTTCTGCTTGAGCCATTTACGTCGGGCCTAAAAGAGCCGATTTTGCTGTACTGGGGTTGGCTGCCAAATCAGGGGTTGTCGAGCCAGCCATTGTTGCTGCCGCAGCCGCCTTAGAGCGTTGACTAGCTGCTGTTGCCGCGACCGCAGGATTTGCCAATGTTGCTGGCGCTGCGGCGGGCGGGACAGCAGGAAGGGCTTGTGGAGTGGGGGTAGAAGGGAAAAGAAAAGAGATAACAGCCTCCTATGTTTCTGACATAGTAAGGCATTTTATGCAATAGTTCAATAAATCAATACGTTACACAATATACTACTTCAGAGTATGCCCTAGAATCTCGGAATACTCAAGGAACGCTTCTGTCACTGCCGTATGGATACCCTTGTATTCATTAATAAGTTTCAAATCACGCTCCAGATGTGGCCCACATCCGCTTCCTGGCTTTAGGTATGCTTCATATCCAATACGCTTGTCAGACTGCAACGCTTTAATAATATCACCCCAATTGGCTCCGATCTTAGTTGCTACCTCTGATAATGTATTTGTAGTGCATACCTGTGCAGCCAAATACACGTTGATAGCTATCTTCGCTAACTCAGCGCTTTCATATGACATAGATATTACAGGGCAATTAAAAGCCAGAAGAAACTCAAAGAGCGGCTTGATTATAGCATGGTTATCTTTGCGGCCTATTATAATTCTTTCCGGGTTTAATGCCCTTTCCATAGCATCATCATTCACTTTCAGTGTTTCAACCTGATAATACACCTTTGGCCATTGTATTTTTCGTGTGAATCCAGGTTCTACCTGGCACAGAACAACAAGTACCGCATCAGGCTTCATGTGCTTTAAGGCAATATCAACTAATACTTCCGGTAATACATGGTGGTTTGGCCGGTCCGGGCAAATATACACAACATCACATGTACGCAAGTCCTCCGCTAAATCGCCGGTTTTCCCGAATTCGTAAGTAACCGTATCAAATCCTTTCGTATGAGCAGCCGCACGACTATGAATTCCCAAATGACCCATACCGCAGAATCCTATAATCGGCCTCATATCATTCTCTCCACCTCATTGATTTTTCCCAACACAGAACCAAGTTCTATAGGCATATTGCCATCAATGCCGCATTCTATAGCCGCCGCCATAGACCCTATGATGCAAGCCATAGGAAGTGATTTTGTAGCAAGCATCGTAAGTGTGGCATAAGCAAGAAACGAATCCCCTGCCCCCACCGCGTCCTTCACAACCTCAGCGAAACTATCCACTGAATATGGACGTTCATCTTGCAGAAAGAACACACCACGAGAACCCAGTTTGAGAATAATATCCTTCGCAGCGCTTCTATTCCTTAACGCCGTTGCCAAGTTACCCACATTAGAGTCTTGGTCAGCAAGCGCAAACCTCGCCTCCTTCTCATTAGGTATAATCAAATCAAATCCGTGAAACTCGCAAATATTACCCCACCTGGAAGCAACCTGGCTATCCGCCACCCGGTATACATCGTTCGGGAACGCGCCCACAAACAAAGGAATGGTCATTTTATTAAATATCCCATGTCTGAAATCGCTGCAAATTACACAGTCTGTCTCAGTACCAGAAATCGCTTCGCATAATTCACTGAGCGCCTGTGTTGATATAACGGCATTATCCACCACATCTATTTTCAACAGGCGGGAGTCTTCCGCTATCACAACATTCTTGTGAGTTGTCGGGCGGTTTTTGTCAAAGACACCCTTACCCTTGATTTGCGCCTTCCGTAATTCTTCACCGACAAATTCACCCATTTTATCCCGTCCCAATACCGTGCTAAGAGTAACATCAGCACCAGCCGCCTTCAGATGCAGGGCAACGATTGCCGCCCCACCTATGTAGTCCTCATGCCCATTGTACAGAACACTAAATGTCGGCGTCTTGGCATTAGCCCCGATTAAGTTGGTGCGCGTGTAAGTATCGACAATAGCATCTCCAACAACGTGTACTCTGAACTTTCTAAATTCCGCAATGGCACTACGCATATTATCGAAGGTAATATTGAACTGCTTCATCAGGCTTATGAGTTTTTCAATTTGTAATTTTGGCAGGTGTGTATTGAGAAGCTTAGTGGACGAATAGACAACATCACCGGGAGTAAAAATCATCTCCCCTCCGTAACTCTCCACAGCAGAAACCTCTTGCGAGGTCATTTGATTCGGATGATCAGAATATTCAAACCCCTTGGCATAGTAATCTGGCTTCAGGCTGTTAATAATCCCAAGACCATCCGGTTCATCCGTGATAATCACATAATCTACAACTTCAAGTGCCGCCAGACTCTCAGCGCGTATATTCTCAGGAACATGTGGCCTATAAGTTCCCTTAGTGATGTGGCGGTCAGCCGTGACACTGGCCACAAGAATGTCAGCTTTAGCCTTGGCGTAAGTCAAGTGACGGATATGGCCTGGGTGGCATATATCAAAGCAGCCGTGCGCTAAAACAACTTTCTTTTCTCGTGGAAAACCACCTACCTTAGAAAGTAACTCAGGCAGGCTCGATACTTTTGAGGACATCAGCAATTCCATCTTCAAATTTCACAGTAGGTTCCCAACCAAGTACATTCTTAATTTTTGTTATATCCGCACAATGCTCTTGTGGTTCGTTAGCGCGTTTAGGGATGAATGTAATCTCGCCGCCAAGAAGCTGCACCAGATAAAGTATAGTCTGCGGCTCCTGCGTACCGACGTTGAATATCTCGCCTTTGATATCACTCTCAGCAGCCATGAGGTATGCCTTGCACACATCGGTCACATGAACGAAATCGCGGGTCTGCTTACCGTCTCCTGTTATAGTGTACGGTCTGCCAGCGCGTTTCTGGTCCAAGAATATCTTCAGTACCGTGGAATCAGCATTGCGTCCATATACATCGAACATCCTAAGTGAAATTACTGGCAACCCGAATGTCTCGCCCCAATGCATAGTACACATCTCTCCTTGATGCTTGCTCAATCCATACGGATGCTGAATCTTCACAGCAGCAGTCTCAGGCGTCGGATGAATATCAGCTTCGCCATAACAGGCCGATGATGCCGCATAAACAAATTTCTTCACCTTGGCGTGTCTAGCTGCCTCAAGCATCCGCACCGTCCCCAGCACATTCGTTTCCATATACGGCTCAGGGTTTTCCAGTGATGGGCGAATGCTAGGAATACCGGCAAAATGGAAAAAATAATCAGCACCCTCGAATATACTGTCTTGAATATTTATAGTATTGATGTCTTTTGACGACGTTGGAAACGGTAAGTTCTTTGCCTTACCAGTAGAAAAATTATCAATAACGCAGACATCGTGGCCTTTCTCAAGCAAAAGAGAAACCATGTGCGACCCAATAAAACCTGCGCCTCCGGTAACAATTGATTTTGTCATAGTGTATATCCTGCTTTCTGTGCGTCGTTATAAAACATTTGTACGGTTTCGAGAGAGAATTCAGTTAAATTTTTATCTTTGAGCATCTCATACTTTTTCAATATCTCTGGCGTGACGGTGATAATATTGAATCCAAAGCAATCCGCTTTTGTGATGCTAAAAACTTCGCGGGTAGAAGCCCAAAGAAATCGAACCTTGTTATTCCAATAACCAACGGTATCCCGTAGAAATAAACCTGGGTCAGAACTGCTATCAGACACACGACCTGCAAAATATGATATAATAATATTATCATTTCTGTTCACCTCCTTGAGAATTTTTGAGACTTGTTCTGCTGTGAAAACCGCCGTCACGTTACAAAGCACACCACTATCCGACAAGCGCCTTACCAGTGGTGCAGCGCTCTCCCCTTTGGTATTAGTTATCGGGATTTTGACATTGACATTCTTACCCCATGAGGCAATCTTCCTTGCCTGTCGTTCCATCTCATCCCACTCATCCGAGAACACCTCAAACGAAATTGGCAACTCACCAACGATACCCAGCGCCTCTTTGGCGAATGCCTCGTAATCTGTAACGCCAGCAGCCCTCATGAGCGACGGATTTGTGGTCACGCCCTTCACGAGAGGATTTTTAACCGCCTCGCGCATCTGGTTCAAGTCAGCACAGTCTAAGAAAATATCTATCATTTTTTTACCCCCAACATCTGGTCAATATAATCTCTTCCAAGCGGGTTGTACGATGGGTCATTATAACTATCCCGCACCACCCTATCCTCCAGCGAGAACTGCCCCATCATACCCTTGGGCGGCGATACGCGTTTTGCAAACCGCAGGCACATAACAAGATAGCGGAGCGCACATATTAAGTCTTCATCCACCTTGATTATCTTTCCGTCCTGCCTGTAATACGAACTTATCTCCTCAAACAACTCATGCAGATGAGAACAAATCTTCAAGCGCCCACTTTCAAACCGCATCAGCATCAGCGCAATACCCGCCTCCACACCATTACTTCCATCTTCGAACCGCGCATTATCCGGCAACATATTCAGCCCCTCACGCGCATACAGGTCCTTCAGCGGCACACCGCTTCCCTTGTCATGCTGCAATCCATCATGCGGCCATGCGAACGGCACATTACCCCACGGCTTCAGTGCAGCCCCATGCACCATCGGTGTACCCCCCTTACGGCGGTAAGTGTTCGTCACATAGATAATATCGTCCTGCGGGTTATACAACGCCTTCACCGCCGCAGTGGGATGACCGTCCTCACCGCTCCCCGCAAAATCCATCGCTGCAAGCTCAAGCCAGAAGAACGGTACATTATCCATCGGGAACGGGTCACACGTTATATCCTCACGCGACACCGGAAATATCAGCCCACTCCCCTGCAACGGCTTTCCGTATATACGCGCTTCACGCTCATGCTTGGCATAACTGTTTATTATCTTCTCCCGTGCCTCTTTGGAAATATGCAACGCATCATCAATCGTCATATTCACGACAATTCTGTCTGGCGACTTCTCCCTCACAAACCGCTTCACCACCTTGCTTATCCCCTTCAGCGGGGTGAACGTCATACCGATAATTCCTCCCGTCGCATTCGTGCGCGTTAGAAACTCCATGTATATATCTTCCGGCGGCTCCTCATCCGGCCACCCAAAATCAATCGTATCCGCCTGAAACTTCTCTCGCCCCTGTTCGTAATATTTAAGCCTCAACCTCGCATTCTGCCCAGATACATGCTTCACAAGTATAGTATCCACAAGGTCCGCCACCCCACGGCTCGGCAACGTCTCCACAACACACTCAGGCGGTATCAGCCCGGTCCCAGGATTCGCCACATCCCCAATCAGTAACCGCTGTATCGTGTCGCGTACTACCTCGCCCGTCACTCCCGCGCACCATATCACAGGCGCTTTCTTAAACCGCTTCCCCTCCCACCACGCAGGATATCTCCCCGTCGCGTGTATCGCTACCTCCGCCGCCATCGCATACGTCTTCCCCAACTGATTACCCGCCATCAGCAACCGCTCGCGATACTCATCACCGTATTTATGAAATAACATCTGTTTCGGATAAGGACGGTAAAAATCCAGCTTCCTCTTCGCCGCCGCATTTATAAACGCAGCCTCCTGCTCTACCGTTATATCAAGAACCATGCTGCGAACACCCACATGATTTCGTATTCCCAGTTACTAAATTACTCATCCTCACAACCGCCTCTTTCCCACAATCACACCGACACTTCCAAAAAGACTCACGCTTCGCATTCCGATACGACATACTCAGCGGTACCAACTTCCCAAAACGCATCCCGCTTATATCCTTCGCGTACGGCATCTACTTGTTCGCATCCTCTATCGTCTGCGCTAAACGGTCCGCATCCCGCTCACGCCGCATCTCATCTATCTGCGACCGCAGCTCCCAATTGTTACGCTCCTCCTCCTCATGATGCATCTGCTCGTCTGCCGCGTTGTCGTATATCATCTGCTGCTGAATATCACTATTCACAGTCTGCGCACATGAACCATAACAAGTGGCAAATGTAATAACCGTCGCTAAAAATAATACTCTCATAACTCCAGCCTCCTCTTTATATAATTTACCATAAGTGGCAAATATCACTACGTCAAGCGGCAAATTACGCAATGCGGGAAGGGTGGATTGGACATAGGTATCCCTTCTATAGCCTAATAGGGGGATGTACCCGTACCCGGCCCCCTCCTTTTTCTGTTATTCCTATAGAAAGACAGATTATAATGATGACGTGTATTCGAATCGATTCGCTGTCATCTCATACTCATTGCATAGCTATACCGTGTTGACAGAGCGCGGGCTTTCAATGGTAGTAAATGAGGGAATAATCCCATACATTGCCAATGCTATATATATCAATAGGTTATCGCAGGATTATCGTATAATCCATATTATGGAAAATTGCCCATATTGATATATAAGGATAATGTGCGTTTTATAGATATAGTGTGCCGATAATAAGTTACGCACACACAACAGGTTGATTTTATTCTCTCTTAGGCATCGGTGGAATAATTATCGGGTTATTCGGAAGTTGCGCCAGGATTGCAGCCAATTGGTCTGCTGTCAGTTCGCCAACAGGGTCACGCTTGACAGTCATGCTAACGCTTTGCGCTGGCTTTCCATCCATCCTGTCAAGAATCTCCTTAATAGCACCCAATGCGCCTATTTTGCCCTTGTTGGCCCGCATCATTGCAACGAGCGATTCCTTGCATTCGGCCCGCAATTGTTCATCTGTTAGGTCAGAGATATCTATTACAGGCGTTGAATCATTGCCCCCGACCTCCACACGCTCAAGAACACCGTTCTCTCTCATAACCGTTTTATATTGCTTCATGACCATATTATATAACCTATTGATATATATGCAAGTGCAAACTCGTCACTCACTCATCACTGACTCGTCACTTACTCACCACTACAATAACATATTATTATATATATATATTATACATATTAAGTGGCCAAGTGGTGAGTCTATATGTAAGAAATAGACTGAAAGGTAATATAGTGAAACTCGTCACTACTCGCCACTTGTTTTTCTCCAACATATTATAAAACATAAATAAAGCGTCGAGACGAGTCAGTGGCGAGTCCAGAAAATATCGTTATAAATCAGTAAAACCTATTTTTTATAATAGTGTAATAATGTGCAAATAGACACTTGACATAATCAACAAACTATCCTATTATCACTTTATAAGGTAATTAAGCCTTATAACTAACAACTAGGAGATGGGTAACATGACACAGCATGAGATATACGCAAAGCAAGCCCGCATATCAGATAAGCTGCAAAAGCTTGATGAGTTGCCAGAATGGACGCCGGAGCAAAGACGCCGCGTTGAGGACTTAGAGCAAGATTATGCTGAACTCGATGCAATGAAACTTTAACCAACAGAAACACGATTTAAGAAAGGATATTACCATGCAAGCTTTCAGAACTCATAAAGATGAAACGATAACGGGCGAAACACTGAAAAAGGCGCAGCAATCCGTTGCTGATTGGTATCGCAATAATGCCTACGGCATAAGGGCAGAAGACCTATACGCTAGTCATGTGACAGAAGAAACGAAGGAGAAGCGCTTGCAAGAGCAATTGGCACAAGCTGAAAGAATCCGCTCCGGCACTGAGCCTATGGGATTCTGGCTATGGCAACGGCTTAACACTGAGATTACCGGCGAATGTATCGCCTTTTTGCCTAACTAAAATCAAGCATAAATCCATTAACCACTGAAAAGGAGTGACGGACATGATGAAAGCTTACAAACCGGAAAACGATTATATATTAAGCGTAATTGATTCTAGCGGTTACGATGATATCGAGCGCAAAACACCAGAGGAAAAGCTTAAATTCTGCTATGAAACTTTCATGGCTGAGTATGGCTGGCGTGTAAAGCAAGCTGGAATGCTTGTTGCTCTTACTGACTGGCTTTCTGGCTTGCCTAGCTCGTGCAACGTGGAGTTTAAGAATCACGCAATCATTGAGCTGGCTCAATCATGGGGCCGCCTGCCTAAAAATGCCAGCGACACGCGCATTGATAACTATTTAGAGAAATGGTTTCGCTTCATGGCCATGCGTATCATTAGCCTCTGGCATAAGAATGCAATCGCTTAACTGAATTAACTACAGGGTAACAATATGACCGGAAAAGAACTGCGAGCCTTACGCCTTAAATTGGATATAACCCAAGCTGAAATGGGGGAGCGGCTTGGGATAACAGCCGGGCTTGTGTGTAAGCTGGAAAAGGGCGCGAAGATGAATAAATCAGTGGAGATATTGGCTAGGTTTGTCGCTTCACAGGCATAGAATAAATATTAACTCCGTCCTTTATCCGAGAAGTAACTTTAAGTTCTCGCATAATAGATGCTATAATTCTCGTCTCTTTTTGGGTTATATTTTTAATGCCTATATCCTTGGCTATTGAGGTACAGCTTAACTCTGAACCTTCCATCCCTGAGCCAAACATATAATATTCTAATATCATTTCCTTGATAGGGTCAATCTGGGCATGTTCTTTGTTTATGGTGTCCACTAAAAGCTTTTCCTCGTCCGAAAGCATGTGCGTCTCTCCCTGGCATATCAGGTCGTAAACTTGTGCAAAAACCTGCTGCATGTCTACATTGTGGTAAGAATCGACGGAAAGGCACTCTACAGTTAAGTAGCGCCTATTGCCGGTGGGGTCATAAAGGAATGTAAATTCATTTACGCTTGCGGCCAATGCGGTACGGCGGGGGTAAGTCTGGTCAACCATGCTATAAGGACGCCGGATTATATCCATATCGCTTGTAATGAATGCTTTAAGGCTATCAATATCGCTGCGTAGGAATGTGCTCCCTATCTCGCCCAATTCTACAATCCAATAGCGTATAATCTGGCTTATGCTGTCACGGTTGCGCGGGTCGACGCTTGCGCCTGTGCGAATAAGGCCGGGAATTGGGCAGAGCTTGCGAAACCACCATGTTTTCCCTATCCCTTGACCGCCCTGCAATACAAGGCAGCACGCAGAATCAAGACCGTTGTTTATCAACATACACACCGCTGTTATAAGCCAGCGGCGGATAAAAAGATTCTTTGCGCGTTCGTCCTTGGCAGTGATTGTGTCGCATAATTGAGCGATATAGTCGGCTTGTCCATCCCAAGGCTTGCTAAGCACCCAGTCCATACCGGGGTTGATTTGGTTTTTATCGCCTATAAACTCCACATAGCTTTTAATCTGAGTGGCAGGCATTCCAATTTCCATTGCACGGCTTATAATGCGGGCCAGCTTTGAGTTGTCGGCGTTATCGGGTGAATAATCCTCGCCGGGAACAGTTATATCATAGCGTTTGCTGATAACGTTATACCGAACGCTGATCCCGTGAAATTTCAGCAGCGCGTCAAGGTTCTCGATAGTTGCTTTCGGTTTGCCATTATTTACATCCGGTAGCGCCATAGTCACACGCTGATCAGCAGTTTCGCTGGGCCTGTCCGCCCCATTCGCAGGAACAGACTTTTTAAGCCTTGGCCGCTTCTTCTTTGCTGTATCAAGTTGCTCAACGTCGCCCATGCGTCCCGCTTGGAGGGATTCGCACAGTTGCGCGACGGGGATCGCGTCTTATTGCTGTGCGAACCCCATAAAAAACTGTGAATAAAAATGATTTATCATAAGTTCCCCGTTTTTACTTACGGGAAAAACTTTATTATTTATTTATATATGCTGTCAAATTATTTCTTAATGTCTTTGGGCGCATGGTCTTTGCGCCACTCTATGCGCTGTAATTCATACTTCTCTTGCAGTGAAAGCGTCAAATCAGGCAAATCATCCGCCCATCTTTTAATGGCTGGCAATGGATCCCAGGCAAAACGGCGGTATTTTCTACGCTCTGACATTTTATATTCTTTTATCTGATAACATGGTTCTAATGAGCGCAATGCCATCGTTGAGCGCTCCATATTGGCGCAAGGTAAATTCTAGTAACTCATGGCGCTTTTGTAATAAATCATTCTGTTCCTGTATTTCCCAGACATTTGTCTTTAATGCTTCTACTAATAAAGTTAGCTGCTTCACTTCTTCGCGCAGCTTCCATATTTCATCATATTCTTTATGTAATAATATAGGTCGCTTGATCATATCAATCATTCCTGTATAATTCAGCCATAGCAGCCATTTTATCGTTAAACGTAGCCTTGCGCGGGGGGATATGACAAGGCCTGTATTCATTTCCCCACTCTATAAGCGTATCGCGCACTTGCTCCGTTGTGTAGCATACAGCGCGGAATTTAAACCCCATCGCAGCAATCCTTAAATCAAATTCCAGTTGGTGTTTTTTGGGTTGTTTGCCCTCTTCTTTCATTTCGATAAACCCGGTATTAGGGCCAATCCACCAAAAAAGAAAATCATGAATACCTGATCGCACGCCCATTCTTTTAGCGAAGAACCCTTCCTTGCCGCTGGCACCTTCAGCTGGAAAATGCGTGAACTCCAGGCCGGGGAATGGCCTTTGTACGTGTATTATATTCCTTCCGTTATGAATCTCTCCTTTAAGCCAATCGCTAGTCCTCACTGTCTCGTGGTATTCAGGATGCTCACGCTTTTTGCTGAATGTGCTCGGTGTAAAGAGATTATTCATTATTGCCACCGCGCTTTCTTCTCTGCCTTGGATTTCTTTAGCGCCTTCGCCCATTTTTGGACGGACCTCTTATCAAACGCCTTGCGCCCGTTGATAATAGTATAAGGCGGCCCCATATCATTCATTACATAATAAGTAAAGTTTTGAGGCGGCATACCAGCGGCCCGCGCCGCATTATTAAAGAACACTATATTGTCTGTCTCATGTCTCATAATTCTTATACCGTAAAATAATTGTTGACGTTTCCTGTTACATGGCTTATAACTGTTTTATATCACACAAAAAGCCGATAAGTCAAACACCAAATGAAAGCTTTGCCGGATGATAACAGAACAGGAATACACAGAAGCAGAGAACGACCTCTTGTGGATAGAGCAAACCAAGGAGTTGATGGTGTCTATGTTAAACAAGCTGACAGACGGAAAACTGATAAACGCAAAAGACTATGAGATTTGTGCGGGGCAGATAAAAGAGGCAATCGGAGAAATGTGTTACGACAAGAAAATCGCAGCAGAGGACAAAATAAGGAATTACAAAGATGAATAAAGTAGCAAAATGGGGCTATCTGGTGTTAATCGCGACCGTTCTTCTTATACTGTGGATCGTGCTCGCTTGGGCAATGGGGATGTTCGCATGATAACGCCGAATTTATACAGGCAGTTTGATTATGTGGATTTACTGGCGATATTCTGCCGCCGCGAAGGGTTAACGCTTGAGCAGGCCACAAAGTTTCCACGCGCACAGATAGAGGCCATGCTTATACACAGAAAGGTAAGGCAATGAACAAAATAGCTGTATTTGCTGGCGTTGCCACTACTCTTATGCTCGCTTCCCTGTGGCTTAATGTAATGCTGTACACTGGCAAGCTTATACGACCTGACTCAGTGGCGGATTTGGTAACGTCCGTACAGATAGCAAATCAAGGGGAAAAGAAGTGACGATAAAATACTACAATGACATGGTGCAGGGGTCTGAAGAATGGTTTGCCGCCCGTTGCGGGCTTTTAACAGCCAGTGAGATGAAGTATATTCTCACGCCCGCGAAATTGCAATACGCGCAGAATGATAAGGAAAAATCGCATCTATATGAACTGGCGGCGCAGCGTATTACAAAATATGTAGAACCTGCATACATAGGCGACGAAATGTTGCGCGGTCATGAAGATGAGCTGCGGGCAAAGATTCTCTATAATGAGAAATACGCGCCACTTGATGATTGCGGGTTTATCACTAACGACAAATGGGGATTTGCCCTTGGGTTCTCGCCCGATGCGCTGGTGAGAGGTGGGGGGCAAATAGAGTGTAAAAGTCGGCGGATGAAGTTCCAGACTGAAACTATAGTTGGTGGGATTTTGCCTGATGAATTCCGTATTCAGGTGCAGACAGGATTGCTAGTCTCTGAACAACCGTGGTGCGATTTCGTGACCTACTGCGGAGGTATGCCGATGATGACGTTACGAGTAGAGCCTGATGACATCATACAAAAAGCTATCATCGCTGCCGCCACCCTATTTCATGAGAAATTGGATAAAGTGATTGCGGTCTATACCAAAAGACTAACAGAAGCGGGGGCGAGATTCATCCCTACTGAGAGGGTTATAGAAAAGGAAATGTTTTTATGAACAATATGCTAACAGCAGTTATACCTAAGTCTGACCAGACAAATTATGATGACCTTATAGGTGGCCAGACCCGGACTATCAAAATCAGTAGTGTAATAATTAAGGCTGGAGAGCAGCCGGTTTCGTTACATTATGAAGGCGATAATGGCAAACCATACAAGCCCTGCAAAAGTATGTGCAGGGTGTTGGTGAATGTATGGGGGGCAGATGCCAATAAATATGTCGGGCGCAGATTGACTTTGTATGGCGATCCTAATGTCGTCTTTGGTGGGGCAAAAGTGGGTGGATTACGCATTAGCAATATGTCTGATATTACGGAGCCTGTGACTATGGCTCTTACTGCCACTCGCGCCAATCGCAAGCCTTTCACCGTTAAGCCACTAGACGTCCCTACGGACCCGATTCCCTCCTTTGATGACTGCCTGTCAGATATTGAGAATGCACCAACATTAGAGGGACTGGAATTTAAATATAAAGAGGCATATAAAATTTTCAAAACGCCAGAACATCGCACACAGCTGTTAGCCGTGAAAGACGCCCGTAAACACACATTAACCACAGGAGAAAGCGCATGAGCAGAATACTGGACTCAATGAAATTGAGAATTGAAAAACTTCAGGCAAAGATATTACCATTGCAAAATGAGCTTGATAGTCTCTCCCAGGCAATAAATATCTTAGAGAAACAGGAAGGTTCACTCCCCCAAGCCGTTGCGGATGCAGCGGCAGCCTCGGAGTCGGTTAAGGAGCCGACTCCACATTTTATCGGGAAGAAATCTCATGCCTAAAAGCACCCGCCAGCTTGCCAGGAACAACGGAGTCGCGGATGGAATTCATGGGCTTCCATGCAACCCAGATAAATACAAGGTTAGCTGGCATACAAGTGTTGAGTACCTGGCGGGATATTTAGAGGGGCAGGCTCTTAGATTTGAGCCAAAACGTAAAAGTGAGATAGATTAATAGTTTTATATATGAAAATAATGCCGATTGAAACATTAGCGCATGACATTGCAGGTGGCATTGCCGAAACCTTCGGGATGAGTGCTAAGAAGCGCGAATGGATGTATAGGTTTATCAAGGCTCAGATGGCAAACGCACCCAAGCGAGAATCCATTGCTGACAAAGCAAAGCGCGAAGGGTGGGCAAAAACTCCACATGCATCGGCAGAAGAGGAAAACTACAACCAATCCAAAGGCGACCACTCATGAAAACAGGATTTTTTACTAATCAGCAAGCTGCTATAATTATTCGCGCTAAAGCCAAGGCTTTCGCAGAGCACCTTAACACACCCGATGCCACCCCACGTGATAAGGCAAAGTATTGGGGTATGGAATACGCAGCCGGAGCGTTAGAAGCGCTAACTGATTCAACAGTTCGGGATGCAGAGAAATGAAAATATTAATTGCGTGTGAGCAATCTGGCCGTATGCGCGAGGCGTTCCGCGCCAAGGGGCATGACGCATGGAGCTGCGATATAGCACCGGCAATGGATGGTAGTCAGTATCATATTCAGGATGATGTCAGGAACTACCTCAATCCTGGCTGGGATATGATGATTGCCCATCCTGAATGCTGGCGCCTGGCAAACTCCGGTGTAAAGCACCTTTATATAGACGGCAAAGCAGAAAATGGGCGCAATGAAGAGAATTGGAAGAAGCTGCAAAAAGCCGCTGAGTTTTATAATCTTATCTGGCGGTCGCCGATTCGCATTAAGGCCGTAGAAAACCCGGTGATGCACCGTCACGCTATGGCGCTGGTAGGCGGCAGGGCAACGCAATACGTGCAGCCTTGGTGGTTTGGAAGCAAAAAGAATAAAGCTACCGGCTTCCGGTTACAGGGTTTGCCAAAACTGGTTAAAACAAACTGTGTCGGCCCTATGCCAAAGACTGTTCTGAAGGGCACCCCTGAATACCGCTCCTGGCATGAATGCTGGTATATGTCACCTGGTCCAGAACGCAGCATAAAGAGGGCAATGACTGATCCGGCGGTGGCGCAGGCGTGTGCAGAGCAGTGGGGGTCGTTATGAAAATCACCATAAAATCCCGCTGGAATGACAAAGTTCTCTTTGAAGGTGAATATGAAAGCACTAAACACGCTCTTATAGATGCAGTGGCAAAGAGGGCAGACCTGTATGGGGCAGACCTGCAAGGGGCAAACCTGCAAGGGGCATACCTGTATGGGGCAGACCTGCAAGGGGCAAACCTGCAAGGGGCAGACCTGCAAGGGGCAAACCTGCAAGGGGCATACCTGTATGGGGCATACCTGCGAGGGGCAAACCTGCAAGAGGCAGACCTGCGAGGGGCAACCCTGCAAGGGGCATACCTGTATGGGGCATACCTGCGAGAGGCAAACCTGCAAGAGGCAGACCTGTATGGGGCATACCTGCGAGGGGCAAACCTGCAAGGGGAAAAATTAAAAATTCAACCCATTCTAATGCAGCTTGATAGATGGAATGTCATTATCACGCATGGCTTCATGCAGATAGGTTGCGAGTACCATTCACATAAGGAATGGAAGAAATTTAATCGCGTCCAAATTACTAAAATGGCAGATAAGGCTTGGGACTGGTGGAAAGAGCATAAAACGATGTTGCTTGCAGCCTGTGATATTCAGGTAAAGCAGGCGGGAAAGATTAAAGACAAGTCGGAAGTAAAATAACAACGGGGAATTTATGGCGGATATTATTAAAATACACCCAACATGGGAACATAAGGAAACGGACAAAGAGGGAAATATATCCTTTGAATATACCTCCGAGCATCGTTCTAATGTCTTTGGTGAAGAACTGGTGGCCGGAAGTCATGAAGACTTGAGGGGTATGATTCTTGACCGCTTATCTAAGGAACTACACGGCGATGTTGACGAGAAACGCGAATTGGAAAGAAAGCGTATTCAAGCTAAACTAGAAGCGAAGCAAAAACTATAACCACCGACAAAAGGAATGCGGTTGCCATGAAAACAAAACTCCCCCATCAGCTAGTGCAGAACATGGAAGCAACAAGGGAGATACTAAAGCGGCAGGTAACTATTGCGCTGGATAACATGACTAGAGCGGATGCAGCAAAGGGCGGAGATGACAGGTTTAATATGTGGAATAATGCTTTTGTGTCTTTAGGCGCTTTGCTGGACTACCACATTGAAGCGGAAGAGGTAATTACAAAGCCGGTGGAAGTGAAGTGGATAGAAAAGATTAAACGCATTCCCATAAGTCTGGGGAAGCCGGAGAAAGAGATTTAACAACAAAGGATTCAGGCAATGGGTAATTCATATAATGCTGAAGAAGAATATCAGCGCCAGAAGAATCAACACTTTGAACAGGAAGCCCAGGAGGCTGCCAGAAAAAGGGAAAAATATGATCGCAATAAGGGAAGATGTTTTTGCTTCCATACTTGGGTTTATGAAAGCAGATTCCAATATGAATATCCTGACAGAAAGTCTTACAGATATTGCGAAAAATGTAAGAAATTTGAATGGTACGGGCCTTGGGGCTGGCAACTAAGCACGGAAACAGGTAGCGCTGATTGGGCTAAAGAATATTGGGATGAATATTACGGCGGAGGGTATAGGCCATGACAAATAGCAACAGCTCGCTGAATCGTTTACCTGAGTTTGGGAAGGCTTCCGCTTGTTGTGAAACCCCAAAGCTTGAAACTGGCTATGGTTTAGCAGGGGGTGGAATAGGTGTTTATGAATACTGCACTAGCTGCAATAAAGTAGTTAGCAAATCACAGGATGATGATAATGACTGACAGCAACAGCACTCTGAATCTGAAACCATGCCCGTTTTGCGGCAGCGAGGTTGAACTAGTTAAATCGTATACAGTCGATGGCACTGATTGGATTCGACATAAGGGCCAAACCTGTGGATTCGATGTCACGGGTTTTGATGTTGATGATTTGCCTACAGCATGGAACACCAGAGTTCCCCAGATAAATACTTCTGATGACGACGATGTTATGTCCCTTAAAGATGCGTTAATATCGGCTCGTGGCGTTCTTATAGAAAATGGCTTCCCAGATTTGCCCTTTCTTTGTGATGGCATCCAGAACGCTATTAATAAGTTACGCCAACCTACTAAGGCCCCGGATGGAGAGGGCGGGGTAATTATTACCTATACGGATAGCAATGGGAAGCCATGCGATGCACCGGTAAAGGCTTCGGAAAATAAGGCGGGAACTATCACGTGTCTTGAAGCGGATGAATTGATTTATGGTTCCCAGACCAAGGCTATAAATACTTCGGATAATTTTATTTGTTCCAATTGCGGAAAACCCGGCTCACGGCAGAATATGATTTCAGTGGCAAGCGCATGGTGGCATAAAGAATGCCTGCACCCATACCCATCAAAGGCCGCAAACAGCGCCAAGGTTTCAGGCAACATAGATACAAAGTCGCCAGTTTCTATACATGATGAAGGCCAATGTATACAAAGTATGGGGGAAGGGACATCTAGGGCTAAGGATTGTCCAACGGCTTTGCCAGCCACTTCCCCCACCCAAACATTGAATCAGGAAATGGAGAGCCTTGCTATTGGAAAAGAGCGTAGTGAATTTCACAGGGGATGGGCGGCGGCTACGGAGTTCCATATCGCCATGATAAAAAAGCACAGTTTATCTAGTGATATCCCATTATTGCCTGATGAAGTAAAAGAACTTTCTGCAATGAAGCGGGAATCCGTTGACCTTATGAAGGGAGCCGAGGCTATTCACCAATGCCATTATCACCCAGTAGACTGGGGAAGTAAAGAATGGCGAGCGATGTTTGAAAGAGAAAAGAGGCTTGCCCTAGCAATGGCAGATGCTTGTGCAACTGCGTGGGGGCTGAAAAGCAACGCCAATGACTTCATTAACACTGAAATAGAAGGTGAGAAACCATGAGCGACATAATCTTTTACTGGAGCAACGGCTATTTGCGGGAATTGGCATCGCTAATCAAATCGCCAGCGATAAACGTATCATCGGTAAATTTCACGCCAGAGTCTATACGCTCATTAAGAAGCGTAGAGGTTGTGTTCTTACCAAGCTGTGACCTTGAGACGGAGTACGCTAACGGCTTACAAGAAGAGTTTAATAAATACGGGGTCGTGAGCATCGTTAAGAATGTTTTCACGACTAAGAGAAACCAATCCAAAGGCGGTAGCTAATGGATAATGTTCACTATTCCAGCAAGTCCGATATGTGGGAGACACCGCAGGCATTCTTTGATAATTACAATGCCGTGTATCACTTTACATTGGATGTTTGCGCCATACCGGAAAATGCTAAGTGCAAGCGATTTTTCACACCTGAGGAGGATGGCCTTAAACAGCCTTGGAAGGGCGTATGCTGGATGAATCCGCCTTATGGCCGTCAGATCGGCAAGTGGGTAAAGAAAGCCTACGAATCGAGCCTTACGGGCGCAACAGTGGTTTGCCTTATACCGAGCCGTACTGATACAAAATGGTGGCATGAATACTGTGTAAAGGGCGAGATTACATATATCCGTGGCAGGCTTAAATTTATCAATCGAGCTTTTCCTTCTTATCGCGCTGACGGAAATTTCAAGGTGTCACCGGCCCCATTTCCAAGTGCGGTTGTTGTGTTCAACGATTCAACAGATGAGAAAACGTCATGAGAATATGGTCAGTCTTAATACTTCTTTTCACTGGATTCTGGTACAACCATTATTTCGGCTGGAATACGCACCCTAAAAATGATGCAGAAATCATCTGTGACATGCTTTATGCCATTATGGGGTTACTCTACTGGGCTGCAAATTTGCTTGCAGACATACATACGCAATTACTTAAACAGCACGAGTATCCAACATCAACAGATGAGAAAAGCAAATGAGCTGCTTATACGATACCGAGAACCCAGACTATAAATTATCGGAATGCGATATTTGCGGTGCTGTTGCTGACTATGACATAGGCGAGACAGATAGCTGGATTTCTATATATTGCTCAGACCCCGAATGCCCTAATGGTGCTCTTAAAGCTATTCATTACGCATCAGAAGCTCAAGCAATAGCTTCGTGGAATAAACGGGGCAACCCAGATGAACCATACGAGTATACGAGCAAGTCCGATGATAAATGACATGGAGCTAAGAAATAAATTGCATGGCGAGATAGGCGAGGCCGGAAGCCAAGCTGCCTTTGCCGAAAAGCAAGGCCTAATCCGCCAACATGTATCATCTGCATTGCGTGGCGATAGGTTCAGAACGAGTGTTGCCACTGCGCTTGGCTACAAAGCAGTGCGTATGTGGGTTCCGATTAAATGAATTACTTATAGGGGAAGATTATGGAGAAAGAAATATTAGAACAACTTAAACGCATTTGCCGTGGCTGATTATGTTATCCGCAATTTACGAGAACAATTAGCGCAAGCAATATTAGAAACAGCCGAACAATTAAAGACAACTAAAACAGACAACTGATATGGAAACATTATGAATTGGAATGTTATCGAGACCGTGCCTTTAGATGGGACAATAGTACTTTTTGCTACTAAACAGATTAATGGTTGGAGAATCGTGTCAGGTCACGCATCAAGTAAGGGAAAAACTATCTATTACAATGGCACACGGAAGAAGCTTAATATACCATTTACACCCACTCATTGGGCGGTGCTGCCTGATATGCCAGAAGAGGACTGAACTATATGTACGTTTTTGATCAATGTATTTTTTCTTTTACCGCAAGCAATAAGGAATCTATGAATCCGCAGGCATATAAAGCAGAGCCAGATTTTAGAAGGACAGATGGGGTGTGGATACAAGGCTATAGCTTCAAACATTTTTGGGGTAATTGTGCGGCATTGCTAGGAGATGTTGCAGAGAAATGAATCATAAAACTCGTCCAGTGCAAGTTTGGCAAGACATTGATGTGGGCATAGCGGATATGGTGGAACATTTAAACACTATCCCCGGAGTGCGTACTGATGCAAGTTGCCAAGGAACTATAGGCGAAGGAGGTTCAGCACCTTATGGGCCATATGTAATGGCTAATTGGACGCCAGAAGGACTTACGGCATTGAAGGAGAAATATGACATTAAGCCGGAGGGTAATGGCTCTTGGGGTTATGTTTATCCCCGCTGCCGTTCAACCGACAATGATTGCAGCGAATGCGCCTGCGGTACAGAAGATAAATATGACATTTGGACACCTCAAGAAGTTTATGACTTGCGCGAGGAAAACAAGCGTTTAAGGGAAAAACTGAGAGAGGTCACTAGGGCTTTTAAGCAAAAAGCTAAACATGTGGACAATCTTTTAAAACTAAAGCGTAACGCGTATTCTAGCGCCGAGGTAAAGAAATGAAAACAAAACTCCCCCACCAGCTAGTGCAGAACATGGAAGCAACAAGGGAGATACTAAAGCGGCAAGTAACTATTGCTCTGGATAACATGAGCAGAGAAGATGCGACGAAGGGCGGAGATGACAGGTTTAATATGTGGAATAATGCTTTTGTGTCTTTGGGCGCTTTGCTGGACTACCACATAGAAGCGGAAGAGGTAATTACAAAGCCGGTTGAGGTGAAGTGGATAGAAAAGATTAAACGCATTCCCATAAGTCTAGGGAAGCCGGAGAAGGAAGTTTAACAGCATAACAATTTAGTGAAGGAGGGGATTATGGAAGTAAAAAGTAAGGGGATGGAGCGTATGCTTAGAGCTATGGAGCCAACAGCATTTGCAACCCTCGATAAACATAAGGGCGGTCTTAAACACCCTTACAC